TGCCACGTCCTCTGGTCGATGAACGTCATGCTCCGGTTCGATTGGATCGTGCCGACGATGCTCTGGAACGACGAGTTCAACATCGTCAAGGGACCGCCCGACATGCGGCTGCGATGTACGGACGGCTCGCTGTTCCCGTTCGCGATCCCGCCCGGGGTCGCCTACTTCATCGACATCGGGCAGATCAAAGAGCGAATGTTCCAAGCGCTCGTGGACCACGGCGCCGGCAGCGGTGTCGCCGAAGGATTCTGGCTCGACTTCGCTAACGGCGTGATCTCTGGCGGCGCCGAGCCTTCATTCCCGGACGGGACGCCGCGCTTCCTCGATCCCACTTCGACCGGCTGGGCGAACCTCTCGCAACTCAATGCCTCGGCGAAGGCTGGTCTCGACTACTACGTGGACCACTTGAAGCAGTTCGGTCCAGTCTGGGGCAACGGCACCGTCGATGCCGATAGCCTGTCCCGCTGGTACGGGCGTGTTCGCGAGACGCTGGACCCGGACTTCGGCTTCATCGGCGGCAGCAACCCGCCGAGCGGATTCGCCACCTTCGACGATTTCGTTGCCGACATGCTGCTCTACACTGGGCCAGGCATCGACGGAGGCGGGACCCAGCTGGTCAAAGGCGACGATGCGAGCACGACCTACACGCAGACATGGATGAAGCTCGCGCGTTTCTCCCCAGGGACCGCAGCGCTCGCGGGCGCCTACGGCTGCGTGGCCCCGGAGCAGACGCAGACCCAGAAGATCCAGCATCCCGAGCTATGGGCGGACGAATGGAGCGTCAACACAGACGGCACGCACGATCCGACCGGAGCTCGCATCGGCTGGCTCGGCCGGCCGGTTGACCCGCCCGGGTTCAAGGACCCGGTGTCCCATGTCTGGGTCCGCCGCTTCCAGAACGGCATCGTGCTCGTGAACGGCGACGGACCGAATGGTCTGGGCGGCAAGACCATCACGCTGGAGCGTGCCTATAAGCGCATCCAGGGGGTGCACGACACCGTGGTGAACAACGGCGCTATCCAGCAGACGGTGACGGTCCCGAACAAGGACGCTGTGTTCATGGTGAGGATCTAGTCATGACTGGGAAGGCCCCTGGGCGCGCGGGGATGAGGGCGACGATTCGGGCCTCGACACGGGTCCTTCACCGAGGGGCGCACGCGGGTGACGGCGGCTGCGATCCCGGTCTAGGCATGGTCTCCGAACTAGGTTTACAGTTTACAAAACACACTCGGGAGCCGACGCGACGCGCATGAAGAGGAAGCGGGTTTCGACCGCTGCCGGCGCGGGCCGACGCCGAAACGGTGCTCGCGAAGCGCCAGCGCCGGCGGGCGGCCGGATGACGCAGGCGGTTTACGCTCGCCACCGCGGGGTTTCTCGAGCCGCCGTCGGCCGGGCCGTCCGGGAGCGGCGGATTCCCGTGGACGCCGATGGCCGGATCGACCCCCTCGCCGCCGACGCCGCCTGGGACCAGAACACGTCTCCCCGGGCCCGCGGGCCGGCCGGCCCGGCGGCCCCGACGGCGCTCGAGCTGCCGGTCGACCTCACGGAGGCGCGGACTGCGCACGAATGGGCGAAGGCCCAGCTCGCCGAGCTCGAGCTCAAGGTCCGATCCGGCGAGCTGGTCCCGGTGAGCGAGGTCCGCGATGCGGCGTTCAAGGCCTCGCGCGCCTCTCGCGACCTGGTCGAGAGCATCCCCGATCGGATTGCGGACGACCTGGCCAGCGTCGCCGACGCGAGTGAGATCCGCCGTATCCTCCGGGTGGAGATCGCTCGGGCCCTGGACGAGCTCGCTTCGCTCGAGCTTCCCGCCGAGCCCGAGGCTGCGGCCGGCGGTTCGGCATGATCCTCGTGGACATCTGTCGTCCATGCGGAGCTCCGTGGCTGGGCGGAGTCGCCTGCCACATGATCTCGGACAGGAGCGAGCGCGAGCTGCTCGATTTCGCGCAGGGGCTTCGGATCCCGCTCGCCTGGTACCAGGCCAGGTCGCCGGTCCCTCACTTCGATCTATCGCCCGGCTGGCGCAAGAAGGCGATCGCGGCCGGGGCTCGAGAAGTCGATCGCACCGGCCTGGTGGAGGGCATGCGGCGATGGCGATCGTCGAATCCGCAGTAAGCCGAGCCGCCAGCGAGTTCCTCGCGGCCTTCCGGGACGGCTGGCGCCGCGATCCCGAGCTGACGATCGATGAGTGGGCCGACCAATACCGCGCGCTCTCGCGCGAGACGAGCGCCGAGCACGGTCAATGGCGAACGAGCCGCACGCCCTACGTTCGCGAAGTCCTGCGCGAGATGTCGCCGAGCAGCCCGACGCGGCGCGTCGTGCTCATGTGGGGCGCCCAGCTCGGGAAGACCGAGTCGATCCTGAACTGCATCGGCTACGGGATCCACCACCGACCGGGCCCGATCATGATGGTTCAGCCGACCGTCGACGTCGCGATGAACGTTTCGAAGGAGCGCATCGTTCCGCTCGTTCAGAACACGCCGGCGCTCTCCGAGCGCGTCCTCGAGAACCGGTCTCGGGACGGCAACAATACGATCCTCACGAAGCGCTTCTTCGGCGGCTTCTTGAAGATCGCCGGCGCGAACTCCGCCGCAGGGCTCCGCTCGACTCCCATCCGTGATCTCTACCCGGATGAGGTCGACGCCTATCCCCTCGACGTCGACGGCGAGGGCGATCCGCTCGAGCTCGCGCGGAAGCGCCAGACGAACTTCGCGCGCGGCAAGGAGCTGACAACCGGGACACCGACCATCAAGGGGTTCTCGGTCATCGAGCGCGAGTACCTCCGCGGCGACCAGCGGAAGTTCGTGGTCCCATGCCCCCATTGCGGCGCCGAGGACTGGCTCCGCTGGTCGAACATCGACTATCGCAACGACGACCCGACGACCGCGAGCCTACTCTGCACCTCATGCGGGGCGCTGACCGAGGAGCGCCACAAGCGCGAGATGCTCGAGCGTGGGCGCTGGGTTGCCACCGCGCCGGGTGATGGCATCACGAAGAGCTACCACCTCTCGAGCCTCTATTCGCCCCTGGGCTGGCTCTCCTGGGTGCAGCTCGTGCGGGAGTGGCAGGACGCGAAGAAGGACCCGTCGAAGCTGAAGGTCTTCGTGAACACGCGGCTCGCTGAGACCTGGGAGGAGCGCGCGGAGTCCGTCGAGCCCGACGTGATCTTCTCCCGGAAGGAGGCCTACGCGTCCGAGGTCCCCGCCGGCGTCGGCGTTCTCGTCGCCGCGGTGGATGTCCAGGCGGACCGCCTCGAATACGTGATCAAGGGATTCGGCGCCGGCGAGGAGTCGTGGCTGATTGCATGGAACGAGATCCCGTTCATCGCGCCCCCGGATGCGAAGGACCGCAGCCGATATGACGCCTGGCTCGAGCTGGACCGCGAGCTGCTCGAATCGTGGGATCACGAGTGCGGCAAGAAACTACGCGTCGAATGCGTCGCGGTGGACTCCGGCTTCAAGTCGGACGACGTCTATCGGTTCTGCAAAGCACGCGCGCACCGCAAGGTCTTCGCGGTAAAGGGCGGAAGCGAGACCGGCAAACCGCTCGTCGGGCGCCCCAGCAAGAACAACGCGTTTCGCGCCCGGCTATACACGCTCTGCACGGATGCGGGGAAGACCACGATCCATGACCGGCTGAGGATTGGCGCTCCCGGCAGCGGCTTCATGCATCTGCCGGCCTGGATCGATCGCGAATACGTCGACCAGCTGACGGCCGAGAAGGTGATCAGGCGCTACCAGCGGGGTAAGCCGCCGGTGCGCGTCTGGGTGAAGACGCGCGAGCGAAACGAAGCCTTCGACCTCGAGGTCTATGCGCTCGCGGCGCTGCGGATCCTGCTCGGTCCTCAGCCTGATCGCGCGCTTCGGCTCCGGGCGGCGCGCCTCGAGACGAAGAAGGCTGCGGGCGAAGTGCAATCGGCGCCGATGATGCCGGAAGAGAAGCCGGCCCAGCAGGCGCCAGCGCGGCCCGCGCGATCGTGGCTCCCCCGCAGGAAGGGCTGGGTGCAGGGCTGGAGGCGATAGCCTGCGGGCACGGAAATCGCTTACATGGCCGGGAGAGTTGACGAGCAGCGTTCAATCGCTCGGTTGCAAACTGTGTTTAAAGGCCCGCA